CCGCCAACAAATTTGTATTCAATGCTTGACAGTTCAGCCATTAAGTCTTCTGGCTCGTTACCGTCTTCGTCCGGCATTATGTATACTTCGCCAGCCTCAAACCAGCTGCGCAGCGTCCAATACATTTCAGCACGTTGGTTGGCAAAAAGCATTTCGCCTAGTTCTTTTGGCAGTTCACTAGCCGGCAGCGCAACGTTAATACCCATAATTTGGGCGAATTCGTTTTTACCGGTTTCGCGCTGGAGTTCATGCAAACGGTCAAGCGTACCAACACCCAAACCAATCATGTCTATGGTAGTAATGTCGGTTGGTACGTTTTTAATTAACGGCCACACACGGCCGGCAACTTGCATTGTGTCTTCTTTGAATGACGTTTTTTGTGGCCCAAATATACGACCCCAACGTGGCGTAATAACGGTACTGTCAGAACCCATACGCGCAACGTCGACGCCGCGAACCGTGTTTTGTTCGGCAATATATTCCCTAAGTGCGTCCTGGCGTATACGGTCGTTTTCAGTTTCTATTTTTTCAAACTTAGCTTCGCCAACAGTCATTATGTCCGGGTGGTTTAGCTTAAGACCAAGTATTTTTTCTAGCCGTTCGTTGGTACAGGCAGCTTCTACTTGGGAAAGTGGTATAAGTGTGTTTTCGCCGACGTCAGGAAACTCAGCTTCAACACGGGCCATGTACATTGGACTATTGCGACCCCACTTTTTCAAACGTTCGTAGACCCAAATAGGTGAAATTAGAAAGTCGGACACTTCCACTAATTCACGTTCGCCACGCTTCACTTGCCGCATAGCTTCTATAAGGTCGTCAGTACTAGCTATATTGTTGGCTTTGAAGTTCGGCGTGTCCCAGGCACTTATTTTCAGCCTGTGCGTTTCTGCACTTGGTTTGTGGTTGTCGCGGAACGTACCGGCACTACTAGTTGGATTACCAATTTCTAGCTTGCGACATTTTGAACCGGTCAGCACGTTTTCTATACCGTCGTGGATAATTTCTTCAATGCCGGCGGCTTCGTCGCAAATGACTAGCAAATGTCCGCTTTCAGCGTGGTAACCTTGCACTTTGTCCGGGTCTTTGGAACTGACACCTATAGCAAACCAGCTTGGACTAACTTGCCAACCAACCATATTTGGTACGTCACCACCAAGCGGAATTAAAGCTTTGTTGTAACGGGTATTTATGTTTCGCCACAGAATGTCTTTGACCTGTCGCCAGGTTGGCGCAGTCGTAATAACTATGCTGTCCGGGTGACTACTTATGTACCACAGTGCAATACAGGCAGCTATAAAGCTTTTGCCGGCACCGTGGCAGCTGCGAACCGTCGTAATACGGTGGTCACGCACACCGTTAGCAATGTCAACCTGTTTCCCCCAGGCTTCAATACCCAGGAAGTACTTAAAAAAGAATTCAGGGTTGTTGCGGTAGTGGTTGCGTATTTTGACTGCTTCGTCCGCTGTCGGCGGTCTGTCCAGTGTCGCTGGTTGCATGTACTACTTCCCCTTCAATTATTCCGGCTTCACGGGCCGCTGTCATCATTTCCAAAAAGCCACCGGTAATTTTATGTACCTGGCGTTGAACAGGCAGCTGTAAGTCGCCTGCGTCGCCCAGAACTGTCTTAAGCGCGTCTACTGCTGCGCGTTGGTCATTATGCAAGTTACCGTAGCGCAGAATTTGCGTGCGCCCGGTCTTTTCGTTAACTATTTCTTTACTGCCGGTTGGCAAACTAGTCATGCCAATTAAGTACAGCCGGTTATAGGCTGCTGTTTCGCGGGCTAGTGAAAAGACTTCACTGCGACGCTGCCGCACTAACAAGCCAAAATTGGAGGTCTGTTTTTTCCAGCGGCGTGTTGTTTCTTCGTCTACATGTACCGCTTCACAGAACTCACCTAAAGTCATTCGGTCAATGCCGCCAGTGTCTGAAACCATCATGCCACCAAGGGCACAGAACGTTAGGTACTGGTCAAATGCGGCTTTTTTATAAGGTGCTACATCAGTAGCTTGATTATTTGCGTCCATTTACCCCGCATTTTAGCGCATTTCCTGATAAACAAAAAGAGCGCATACCCTGCGCTCTAATTGCCCAACTGACTAAGCTACGGCTAGCTGCTTAGTCCGGCGGCTTATTCTGCCCCCTTTCATACCAGCACGTCTGGCCAGCTCGCGGTTTGCGAAAAACCCGCCAGTGCGACCATTACGGCCACCCTGGGCACCGATTCTTGCGTAAAAATCCGCACCGTATTTTGTTTTGTTGGTTTTGGCAGCAGTAACGCCACCGGTTTTTGTACCTGCCATAATAAAGCCCCCTTTGCTTTAGTTATTTTTGTGTACTGGACAGTCCCGGTGTCGCCCACCAACTGGGCAAATACATTCTGCTTGCGCTTCTGTAGTTTTTGGTTTTAGCTTTTCAGCCCAAACTTCTGCGTCAGCCAAATGACTGGCACATTTGTTTCTCGCTAGGCTATTTGAAAGTGCTTTGACCTGCTCAATTAGTGAAGCTATTTGCGCGGCAATGTCCATGTTAATAATAGCCCTTTCTGCTTACGCTTGACTAGTGGTATTTTTACTAGTTGACTTATTTTTGATTTTTTCTGCAGCTAACCTGGCTTTTTTATGACCTATGCTTTCACTTAATGAAGCTGTATTGCCCTTCCTGTTTTTTGCTTCTTCAGCTTTGGCTTTCTGTTCACGTTCAATGTCCATAGCAATTGCATACTGGCGCTTCTTTTGTTTTTCAGTTAATCCAACCGCAGCCGGAACGGCGGCGTTAGAGTTATTGTTATAGTTACTATTATAGTTATTATTACCGGCAGGGTATACATGACCTATAGATAAGTCATCAATAAGTTGTATTTGTTTAGACCCTTCCGGCTTCTTTATACCGAAGTCTTTAGGCCAATACACGTGTTGTAAAACTTCAGAAGGCACACGCTCTAAAACTATCTCAATGCCACGTTTCATCTTTTCGTTTTTGTAATTCTGATTTTTAATACCATTTTTCAAAATTACCCAGCCATCAACATACTTAACTTTAGGGTCTAAGCGGCGCAAGGTTGTGGCAAGTTCGTTAGTTTCTAGTCCGGTTTCGAAAGCCATAATGCGTAGTGATAATTCATAGACGCCGGCCACATTGGTGTGCGGGTTAGTGAATAGGTATATGAAAAGGTATCGGTCAACAATGTTCAGTTGGTCGACAACCCACGTGTCAGACCAAAAGTCTGTGTCAATCATTCGTTGCTTTCCCATACTACACACCTTCCATGGCTAGAATGCCGGCCGCAATAAAATCGTCCACCCAGTCTTCACATTCGCTAACTTCCAGGCCGGTAGCTAGTGACATGTCTTCAAGAATTATAGGCACTTGTTTAATGTTTTTCCAAAGGGCATAAATGTAGGCTAGTTTGCCGCGGTCATTCAATTTTCTAAAGTAGGGGTCAGCCCAAAAATCAGTTTCAATTTTTTTGTTAGCCATCAAAAAAGACCCTTTCCGGGCCTTTTAAAGAATTCGCTTTTCTGTGTAGGTGTTATAAGCCTAGCACAAAGAAGGGCACACTGTAAAGCCCAGTAGTTATTGTTTACAAGGCTACGGTTCCTACACAGCAGCTTCGTGTAACAATAATAGCCGAGTGACCAATTTTTAGCAAGCCGACGTGGCAATAAGTACCTAGAATTTACAACAAAAACAGTGGATTGTGCATAAGAGTGGGGACAACTTACGCTTATGCTAAAATTAACCCAAGGAATTTAAAATAAATATGGCAAAATTTAAGGTTAACCCAGCATCAGCACTTTATCACTTAGTCAAAAATGACGTACATAAACTTGAGTACGACCCTAAAGCACAGTTTGAATTTCACCGGCGCATGTCTTTTTTCTGGGTTAGTAACTTTTTGGGCGTGCTGATTGTCTATGCTTTCTTTGGCGGTATTTGGGCAAAGCTGTCGGTACTTTACTTAGTGCTGGTGTCACTGTACGCCAATTTCGCTACCGACTATGGTGCTATGCCAGGCTCCCACGCAGCCATAAAAGCCGACGAAATACAAGCGAAGCAACTTAATGATGTACTGCCGACGTCCGTAGAACGGACGCAAACAAAAGACTACGCCAAGTTTTAATAGTTATAACATATGTTTGGCAGTAGGTTACGTTTCTGTCAACACCGTAATTGACGTTAGACTTGACAAAGCCGTTTTCAAGAACATGTCATAATAAGCCTTCCCAAAAACTACCCACTATTAACTCACAACCGGTATATAAAAAAGCACTCGCGTAGTGTACGAGTGCTTAGTTTGTGCCACCCTCATTATTTTAAGACGCCCCACTCCGCGGTGTAGCGTTAAAACTACTAGCCGAGTGTCTGCTTGCTGCAACTAGGTTGGGGTTTCCGCGTCCTCGCTGAGACACAAGGCAATATTAACACAAGCACTTAGTCCAAGTTAATTTGAGCGTCCATTAAACTGTTCACTTCCAAAATTGTGACAGCATTATCTATAGCCATACGGTAGTTCGGGTCTTGGAAAAGTTCGTATGGGAAGGTCATGCCACGGTAGCCACGGGTAATCATAAAACCGACGCTGCCCACCTTGAATTCAACTGTCGTAAATTCAGCCTTCAGTTCTTCTATAATTTCTTCGACGCTTTTATTCATACAGTCCCCGCTTTTCCTGGCGGTGTGCCTGGGCCAATCCATTGCATAGTGTAACCGCCGCAGTGTTCTTGGAATTGGTCAGCAGTTGTCACCCGGTAGTATATACAACCTTGCGGCCCAAAGCGAAAATCGTTGACCTTCGCAAATACTTGACCACTTTCATTTACCAAAGCAATACACGGCGCCTGGGCTGTGGTACATGCCGCCGGCAACTTTACTTCCGGTTTGTTATGCACCACAAAGACCAAGGTTGCTATAGCAAACAGGAGCGCCAGTACCGCTAGCACGCCTGTTAACCATAGCAATATGTTGATACGTCGGTTAGAAGTCGGCCACATGGTGTACCTTGCAACAAGTGCATTTAGTTTGTTCTTTAACTACTTTATTGCCAATAAAGACACCCAGCCGGTTGCCGAAAATGTTTGCAGCCGTGACAAACAAAATAACCAACAGGCGTTCGTGCCCAGTGCTAGTAATTGCTTTGTCGTAGCTGAATAGCGCCATAAGCCACATGCCGGCGTCACAGAACCCTGCAACCCAACCGCGGTTTCTGTTTTCAGCCTGCACCATACAAACAGCCAGGACGTCTTGAACGACCATACTTAGACCAGCAATTACTGCAATGTTCATTTGCTGGCTTCCCTAAGCTGCAAGTCCAGTTCGTAAATTTCCGGGTGCATTGTTAGTGCCATGTCATTCATACCACGTAAGTATAAACCGCTTAAGCTTCGAACGCGACTTAAAGCCACATAACCCATGCCCGGCGTAAAGGCGCCTGTCAGGTCTATTTCTGCAGCGTCTAATGACATACCCTGGCTTTTGTGTATGGTAATGGCCCAGGCTAGCCGCAGCGGCAGCTGTTCGACTTCCGCTACAGTAATACCGTCTTCTTCAGTTTTCCAAGTATGCCGGTCAACTACAATGCGCTTACCAGACTTCAATTTTATAACCGGGTCGCCCTGCTTGTTAAACTTCAACACTTGGCCCTGGCTGCCATTCACAAAACCGTCTTGAAAATTGTTAGCCACAAACATGACTTGGGCGCCTTCCTTAAGCACCAACGTTTCAGGTGCCAGAATGTTACGCCTTAAAGCTTCAACCTTGTATTGGTCGCGACCTTCGCTGTGCATTTTATAAGTGTGTGGCTTGCCGGTCAGCGCGTCCAGGTGTTCTTGGTTAACCGCGTCGACATCGACATTGTGGCTGAATAGCTTAGTCACACTGTCCGGTGCTTTGGCGTTGCTGGCTATAGACATAATGCCTACCCGGTCAGCGGGCTCTTTGGTTTGCCGCATAGAAATTAAAAACTGCAGCAGTCGGTCTTCACCTTCCTGGCGGTGCTGTTCGGTTAGGTAGCAAATTTTAAGGTCAAGCGCAGCCCAGGCTTCGGACTTATAACAAAAGTCATGTTCGACCCGGTTGCGTTCGACTGGTGGCAGCTGGAATAAGTCACCGACCAAAATAACTTGCATGCCGCCAAACGGTTGGTTGCTTTTGCGCAGTGTCTTAGCCAGGGTGTTTACCATGTTCAGGCGCTTGCCATGCAGCATTGAAACTTCGTCAATAACTAAAATGTCGGTATTGCGGTAGCGCTTCACCAGACGGCCTTTGTTTTGGTAGCCTGGCAAGTCTTCGGGTGCCAAGAATTCTTTTATGCCAAGACCTGACCAACTGTGAATAGTTGTGCCGCCAATGTGGCTGGCAGCAATGCCAGTGCTGGCCGTTATGGCAATAGACTTGCCTTCTTCTTTGGCCCAGTCAATAAATTCATTCAACAGGTAGGTCTTGCCGGCGCCCGGCGCACCGGTCAAAAAGACATTGGCACCGGACTGCATTACTTCTAGGGCGTCAGCTTGGGTCATTTCGTTTTTTCCTTCACACCAGGTATTAGTTTTACGCCGTCGCAAGTAGCAAGAAAGTCCGTAAACTCTTTATAGCTGGCGTCTGTGCCAAATAATATTTTCCACATTTTGCCGAAGTGAGCCATAGCCTTACCAAACTCGCCAATGTCCACAGGCTTTTTGAATTGTATGCTGCCATTGTTAACGTCAAGTTCAATCATCTTCGCTGCCCCCTGCTAATTCCCGCTGCCGGCTGCGCCCACGTTCAATGCCGTGCTGCAGTATTTTATGGTCGCGGTTCACGACATAAATACTCAGCTTTTCCATTAAGCGTGTTTCGTCAATGTAGTGCGTGGCCGGCGCTTCAACGTTGCATTCGTCGATTATTTCTAGTAACTCGCTTGCTGGGTTGTCTGGTATAGCTTCGTCTTTTTGGTGGCTGGTAGTGGCTGTGTTTGAAGAACCAATTGCGGATACGGTACGACCACCAATAATATGGGTGCCGAAAGGGATAGTCCGCAAGCGACCTTCTATAATTACGTGTTGGCAGTCGCCGTCGCTGTTTGGCAGGCAAGCGCCTATTGGTGGCTTTGGTTCGGTGGGTTTTATCATTGTGCGGTCTCCTTGTATACCAGTCCATGAACCACACGAACGGAAACAATGCCGCTAGCACGCCTACTTCGAAACTTACTATTGTCATAATGGTTAAGTATACTCATATCGACTATAGTATCCCGCCATAGCCATTGCCATAGCCATAGCCATTGCCATTGCCATCGCCATAGCCATTGCCATAGCCATAGCCATCGCCATTGCCATAGCCATTGCCATTGCCATAGCCATAGCCATCGCCATTGCCATCGCCATTGCCATTGCCATCGCCATTGCCATAGCCATTGCCATCGCCATAGCCATAGCCATCGCCATAGCCATCGCGCCGCTTCGCGGCGACGTCGGCCATAGGCCGAACTTCATCAGCTGTATTTGCGTTACGAATATAGCTCATGTCTACCACTCCGTAATGTCTACGGTTGCAATTACACCTTCATTTGGGAAAGATACCGTGCCGACCGGGTCAAGCTTGTATTCAGACTTATTATTTTTGCTGCAAAGGCCGCCAATACCTTTACCGTTTGACCACGAACGTACTACGTTGGCATTAAGTAGCTGAATTTTGTCTTTAACAGCTTTATCCTTTTGGCCTTCAAAAATCCAACCACGCTGGGCAATGACAATTATATGGTCAGTTTCAACCGCTGGCTTAACTTCCTTATTGTTGGGGTCAAACTCAATGTAAGTTTTACCGTTTAATTCTATTGTTTCTTGCTTTGACATTTCTGCCTCCTTATTATTTAAATTACTCACTTCTTACCTTCCCCTTCCGGCCACAAAAACTTTTTAGTGTCTGCGTCCTTAATTACTTTCTTAAGTTGTTTTTCCAAGCGGGCCAGTTCCTTAATATGCTTCGGGCCGGCCATGAAGTAACCGCCGGACGTGATCATACCCAGGTACCACATGTAATGGTTGACGTCTATTAGACCGTAAATGTGCAGCTGCGCAAAGAAAACTTGCAGGTACGCCGTCCTATAGGCTTCTTCGTAGCAAGCCTTGTGGTATTCTTCGGACTGGAAATAGGCAAAGGCTTCTTCAAGCTTGGCCAATGTAATGGGTTCGCCCTTGGCTTTGCTGACGTCAGCCGACAGTTTGTACTTGTCGTCCTTGGGAATTTTAATAGTCTTCGTCATAGCCCTGCAGCCTTTCAAACAACCCTTCAACTTCCCAGTCCTGAATGTCGGTACACTTAGGGTTTGGACATGCGACGGCGTCCTGGCCGTGACAAGCACAGCTTGGGTTGCCTTCACTGTCGCGGCCGCTGCAGCAAGCAGGGTCAATATAGGCGTTGACGTGCTGGCACATTTTCATGCCCATTTCGACGTCAAACTTATATTCTTCGGTGTCAGTCATACTTGCCCTGTTCTTTCTAGCCACTGTTTTTCAGTTTCACTTTGCTTACGGCAGCGCTCACAAATAGCACCAAAGTCCGGTGCGTCTCTGTAGCCATGTACCTTGTCCCAGTCGTGGCCTATTAAAAAACAAATCAGTCTATTCATGTGCGTCTATTATAGCTTTAACGATAACCAGTTTGGCAAAGTAAGCCCCGCCCAAGGTGACTATACAAAGTAGCACCCACCAAATCATTGCCCCGTCGCTTAAATGTTTCTTGACCATGTTGACCCTTTCTTTTACTTAAGTACCTGCTGCCCCCCAGTAAGCTGCGCCCCCTGCCTAGTCCAGAAACCAATAGCTTGAACGACAGTCTGGCCTTACCGTGAGGCAGGCGGTACTTAAATTGTTAATGTCGTAATTCTACACCTAACGTCGAACGACAGTCAAGCCTCTTTCCACATGATATACTGTGCGCTTGCCGGGTAGCTGTGGCTTTAGAGTTGACCCTTTAATCCACAGGCCCGGCAATAAAGACTTGCGCCCTCCCGTAGCTAAGGTAAAATGTATAGGTGGTTGTCTACCCGAAGGGTACATGAACCACACCTTAAGAGAGAGACTTAAGCTAGACCCTTGAACATAAGTAATATTACTTACTTACTTGCGAGAATGTTCAAGGGTTTTTCTATGCTTCGTATAAATAGGCGAAAATTGGCTGTAAGGCGTTAGTTCACGTTTTGTCGTGGAAAGTTGGCTTATAAGTATAAATAAACTACTGGTGCGTGGTGATCGGTTCTGCCCCGTCCTCTGCTGGCTGGAAGCCGGCCGCGTCGCTACTACGCTTACCACGCATACCTTTGTACATGCTGGCACCCACTCTATTGATATCACTAAACGGGATTATAGGACATGTTAACTTTTGCCGGGATTCCCGGTCAAAAAAGAAAATGTACCTAAGCTGGTAGCCGGGAAGGGGTTTAGAACCGGCTGGCGGCTTGGCTGCGCCATTGTTATTCAGTATGTGGTTTGACTTGGTGTAGGTCATTAGAACGCCAACAGTGCCGTCAGGCAATAGCAGTAACCCAGTATTCTTCTTAATATTGGTTAAGACAAAACCACTTGCACGGTAAATTGTGCCGTCACCGCATTGGGTAGCGTCGGCAAAGCTGACGACCCACTTTAGGTGTGGGGCTTTCTTTTTCAACAGGCGCAGGCAAATGGCAATAACCCGGCTTTCGGAATTCCTAGGCAACTTGTCGTCAAAAGCTAACCGGTTTAGTTCTATAAATTCATTCCACCCGGTGTCACGCACTAGCGCCATAGTCTTGCGCTTGTCCATACTAGGCCCGAACTGCAGCACGCCGTGTAGTTGATTATCAAGGAAGGCGCCGAAATGCACCTGGCTGTTGGGCACGACTTTGCCACTATAGTGGTGTTGCCTAATAAACAAGTTGCCGCGCTGTGGAGTGATAGTTCGAACTTGTATTTGCTTGACCAAGCTAGGCTGCTTGGGCGTCATTGGTATAGTCCAAGAATTCACGGGCGACTTCAGCTAGGGCATTGCCGTTGCTGTTTTCGTTTTGTGAACCGTCAAAGCTTTTATGTTTTTTCATGTAGGCAAGTGCTTCACTAACTAGCAATACTTGTTCGTCGGTTAACGTAAATGTTAATTGCTGGAAGCCAGGCTTTTCGCCGTCCGGCAAATTAACGTCCGGTTCGCCGGCAACCATTTTATAAAGCTGGTCTAGTTCCTCGTCTGTCTGGCCGGTCAAGGCAAGTAGGTCTGGGTTTGTTTCGCGCAGTTCGTAATTTATTTGGGCCAGCTGGTCTAAGTCGAATTCACCTTGTATGCGGTTGGCAGCAATGTTGGCAGCCTTTTCTTTTTGCTCGTCCCACATGACTTCGCGATAGGCAAATTGTTCGCCGTCAGCATTTATAACGTAGCCGTAGGCAAGTGTACCTACGGGCGTTGGGCCGTCGGACATGTGCTGCACAATGTGTATGTTCTCAGCACCCAGGCGCTTAAAAGCTTCCAGGCGTTGGTGGCCACCAACCAAGTTGCCGGTTTCAATATTTTTTACAATGCCTGACAAGTCGCCAAATGTCTGCATGCTTTGGACTAGGTTTTTAAAGTCGAATTCACTAATGCGCCGCGGGTTCCACTCGGCTTTTTTTAGGTCAGAAACTTTTTTGTCGTCGTCCATAATTGTGCCTCACTACTTAAGTTATGTGTGTAGTATAGCAAATGCTTATGCTAACTCCCCTGCTGAACACTAGAGAACGCACTTGCAAAAAAGTCTAAGGTGTTGTTTAGCTCCCCTGCTGAACGACCGATAGGGGAGTAAAAAAATTAACAGGGGTGGCAAACGTAAGTTTGACAACAGGTCAAATATATCGGGGAAGTGCGATAGGGGAGTTGCTAACAGGGGTGAATAAAAAAACCCTGACTGCTTGCGAGAGACAGTCAGGGTGCTATTAAGGGGTTTTTGTGTGGGTATATTTTAAGTGTTTGTTTCTAGTAATAGGTTTTTTGGCTGCCCATCACTAACTAAAGCGTAAACTACTTGAAAAGGCATTGCAAGCACAATTTTCAGGGGTTGTGGAAGTACACATTTATTACCCAAACCGCGTTAAGCATAAGCGTTTAGTTGCGAATTGAGTACAAAAATGTGTATACATTTTTTAACACGAGCTAAATTCTAGCTCGCTAAGTATTTTAGAATGCGCTGCTGAACTAAATGTGGGCTTCGGTAAATTTCAGCGGCCCGTATATGCAGCAAACTGTAGCCATGTTCACGCACGTAGTCTTCACGGTTTTGCTCTTTCACAATGTCCATGTGGTACAGCAAGCCGTCGACTTCTATGCCCTTACGGTATATCAGACCGACCGTGGCAAAGTCAATGTACATAGCACCTACGCGCACTTCGCGTTCTATAGCTTCGCGTTTAAAGAACGTGCCAAGGTCGGTAACAAAAGTCAGCGGGAAGCCGGTCTTAACGTCCTTGAACCAACTAAGGGTAACGTACTTGCCGCCCATAATTCTTATGAGCTCGACTTCCGCCGGGCTGGGAAACAATAGCCGGCGCCGCTTACGGTACTTAGCCCGCAGCTTGTAGAAGCGATAGTGAATAGAACGAAGCCTGCCCATGGCAATATTTTCTCATAAATAAAGCGGTTATGTTTCCACAGTTTTTTGTTTGACACGTAGCGTAGTACGACGTAAACTAAGGAACATACCTAGTGCGAGACAAGGTTAACTTTAAAAGAAAGGGTCAACATGGCGAATGCAGTACGTGGTCTGCTGGTTTGCAGCACCACAAAACAACTTGTCATAAACTGCCACTGTGCTAAGTGCATGGCTGGTAAATTAAAAACACCAATCATAAAACAAGAGGTAACAAACAATGAAAAAAATACTCGTTCGTTTGCTACTCCGGTTGGGGCAAACGCCTATTGACGAAGGCCCGCACTGGACTAAGCAACTAATTTACTAAACCATTAAGGGGGTTTTGTATGGCAGACGAAATAACAACTACGAAAAAGAACCCGGTACAGACGTTCATTAAGGACGACAACGTACAGAAAATGATCATGGAACGGCTGCACAAGCGGGCCGGCCAATTCACTAACAGCTTGCTGTCACTGGTTAATGCCAGTCCGCAAATTGCTGAATGTAAGCCAATTACGGTAGTCACCGCGGCCCTGAAAGCTGCAGCCATGGACTTACCTATAGACCAGAACCTTGGCTTTGCGCACATAATTCCGTACAAGAACCACGGTGTGTACGAAGCGCAGTTTCAAATGGGCTGGAAAGGTTTTGTGCAGCTGGCCCAGCGCAGCGGTACTTTCAAACTTATAAATACAACCGACGTCCGCGACGGTGAAGTTAAAAGCCGCGACCGCATGACCGGTGAAATGGTTTTTGACTGGACAGCTGACGACGCTGCCCGTGGCAAGAAAAACATAATTGGTTACCTGGCCTACTTCGAACTGCTAAACGGCTTTGAAAAGTCGCTATACATGACCAAGACAGAAGTTGAAGCCCACGCTAACCGCTACAGTCAGGCCTACCGTTCAAAAGGTAAGTCTAGCTTTAAGTCACCATGGGAAAGCGACTTTGACATGATGGCCCAGAAGACCGTGCTTAAGCAGTTGCTGTCCAAGTACGCGCCGCTGTCCACTGAAATGCAGGAAGCTATTACTTCCGACCAGTCAGTTGAAGACGACCAAGGTGCCCGCTACATTGATAATGACGGTGGCCTGGACGAAGACGTTATAGAAGCCATTAACGGTGCCAAGACTAAAGAAGACCTGCAAACTATTCTTGAAAACCTAGACGTTGCTGACCGTAAAAAGGCTGCAGCCCTAGTAGCTGAACGTATGACTGCGTTGGCCGACGAAAGCAAGTAATGTCGCAGTTTACCGAAGTAGTCGTTGAACAGGGCAGTGAAGAATGGCTGGCTGAACGGCTTGGCAACATGACCGGCAGCGAATTTAAAAATGTCCTGGCTAGAATTAAAACCGGTGAAGCCGCCGGCCGACGCAATTACCGTGCCCAGCTGGTGGTTGAAATACTGACCGGCGTTGCACCTGAACGCTTTAAGTCTGCCGCCATGCAGTGGGGCAATGACACTGAAGACCTGGCCGCCACTACCTATATGCTGCACACCGGCAACGTCGTTGAAAAGTGCGGCTTCTTTAAACATAACAAGCACCGCATTGGCGTGTCGCCCGATCGCCGCATTAAGAACCTGAAAGGCTGTGTTGAAATTAAGTGCTATGAAATAGCCAACCACATTCAGGCACTGCGTAACGCCGAAATGCCGGCCGAACACAAGCCACAAGTCCAGGGCGAAATATGGGCCACTGACAGTGACTTTTGCGACTTCGTCAGCTTTGCCCCGGAACTGCCGGAAAACGCCCAGCTGTTTATACAGCGCATTTATAGGGACGACCCATACATACGAATGCTTGAAGCCGAACTTATAGAGTTCGAAAAAGAAGTCATGGAAGAAGTCCAATTTGTTAAAAGCTACAACCCCGCAAAGGAGTTAATATTGGCATGAGAAAAATACCCAAAACACCAACCATTGAGCAGGAAGGTTTGCAAAAGTGGCTTGACCGGCGCAAGCACGAACATAACGACAAAGGTTATGACGACCTTATAGAAATGCTGGAAAGCGAATTAAATTATAGCAAGACCCAAATAGCCCTGGCGTTTGGCGTCCACCGGGACACCATTTATAACTGGTTGGCTATACATGAAAAGGAGCAAGGTAATGGCACCCGACAACAAGAACCATAAAGTGCCACAGCTTAGTAAAGCTGAACGCAAGGTAATTCATAGCGAACCAAAAGACATGGACGAAGCCTTAGACAATGCCCAGGCCTTGATCGACGAACAAGGGAATAGTGACGCTAACATTAACAAAATTCGTACCTTCCGTGATGATGTTTCTAGTTTTCAGTCACGGGCTAAAACCATTAAGGAACAGCTGCAAGAAGAAATAGAAAACACCGATGAATACGACAAGGTCATTGAAGCAGAAACCGTGCTGCGGGTAGCCAAGGAAAACTTGAAGCGGCGCCTGTCTAGCAACAGCCACTACATTGAATTAACCGAAGAATTTGCCGAAGAAAAACTGTCACTTAGGGACGCCCAGGCTAACTTGTCTGACTTCCTGTTGGCGTACTTTGCCGACACCAAGGAACGGCAAATTGAACTGGCGCCACAGAATGCCTACCAGGTTACTATAAAAGCCAAGCTTGGTAAGGCTATAGACTTTCAAACTAATATATTCAGCCAAGGGGGCAACAATGAAACTTCAACTGACTAAAGCACAGACATTAGAACTAAAACAAGGTGCTAACTACACTATATTTATTACCTACGAACCGCAGTATTGGACACAGGCCGACCAGGCTACCGTCGAAAACGCAGCGCCGTGGGCTAAAGTTGTTTGGTTAATTAAGGGCACTAAGCTTAAAATTGTAGAAGAAAGCGAAAAGGAAACAGCAAAATGAATAATGACGAAATGCAAAACCGCGAACAGTTCCATGCACTGGCTCACGACTTGGAAATGCAGGACGCAGTTAAATACGCTGAAGTCATTACCAACCTGCGTGACTTGGAATATGACGACTTTGCCAACGAAAAATTTGCCGCACCTAAAATGCAAATGATAAAAGACTTTACCGAACTTGGACGCCAGGACATTGTCGACCGGGTCAAGAATGGAGACTTTGACCAGTGACCTACGAACAACTACAAAAAGAAGCAATGGAATTACTGGCACACTGCGGCCAGCTGACATTACTTGAACAGTCGTCACCACAAAACCCAGCTGGCAAAACCAGTGTTAACGAAATACTAGGTATGGCTACCCGTGTCATTGCTGAACAGGCATTGAATATTCAGGTACTTGCCGATGAAGAAGAGGTTGCATTATGAACGGCCGTAAAGCAAAACTACTACGCCGCGAAGGCCTACGCAAAGTAAAAGTTGTACCGAAACAGTCCGCTGATTATGACCATGGCCAAAACTTTGCTTTTGACAAAGAACTGTACCGGGAACGCCGGGCACGTGGTTTGCGTGGCACACCCAAGCCGGCAGTCGTAGTCCAAACTATTTTTGACGACAAAGGGGAAGTCATTGCCCACTTGCCTATAAGTACTAAGTTGCCTAGTAATCCACGTTTTGGCGGTGGCTTCAATAGACCACAACCACGCTCAACTAAGACCGAAGAACCTATGGCTATGCCCCAGCAACTACAAGCTAGAAGCCAAGGAAGGGGCGACTAGTGGCATGGTCAGCTGCTACTAAGGCGCGTGTCAGCGCTGAAATTAAAGCGCGCATAAAAGCCAAGCTGAAAGCTGAACACCCAGAAATTGTTGCTAAAATTCGAGCCGCAATAGAAGCGGCGTTTGCTAGAGATAAGCCAGAAATTGACGCCAAGATTAGGGCTGCCATAGACGCTGCCATAGAAAAAGAAAAACCTCTCATAGAGGCCAAAATAAAAGCTGCCATTGCAGCCAAGCCAAAGAAGCACCACCAGCACGCCCATACCTCAACAAGTAAGTCTGGTATTAGTGGTGGTGTTAGTAGTAGGCACAGTGGCAGTTCGTTCGGCAGTAGAAAATCTAGCCACGGTAAACACTCTGGCGGCGTTTTTTGATATACTAGGGAACGTAAACATAACCACAAAGAAAGGACGCTATGAAACACACGCTAACAGTGATCGTTTGTGCGGTAGCTTTAGTAGTTGTAGGTGCATTATCTGTACAGGCCTATAACAAATACGAAGTCCAGCACAACTTGCATGTAGCAGCGGTAGCGGCTAGCCAAGCGCAGGCAGCCAAAACAGCTGCAGCAAAAGCTTCGGCGTTTCAGACTGAACAGACCAGTCTTAAAAAGGTCTGTCAGCAAGAACTAGCAACGTATAATACGTTGACTGTCGCTGAAAAAGCTAAGGTTACAGCGCCAAACTGTAACTTGCAATTTGTCGAATAATAAACATTAGCTCTATAATGACCGTATGGAGCGTAAACAAAAAGCTATGCATAGCGAAAAATCGGCCGACCAAGAAGTAATAAATTCACTATTAAACACATTAAGGATATACAACGACATGGAAAATTTCATAGTAAACGAAGCAGGTAAGCTGGTAAAAGTTAGCCAGTTCGAAGTTTTAGCATTAGACGAAGCAAAAAAGATTGCTGAAGCCCTGCAAACAAAACTAACCCTATTACAAAATTGGATTACTGCAGAAGAAGTTAAGGTTAGCCAACCTGCTGCTGAAGAAAAGCCAGTAGTCGAACCGCCCGCACCAGCAGACGTAACCCCACCTGCAGACCCTGCAAGTGACACACCTGCTGCGCCCGCAGAACCGGCAGCACCAGCTAGTGACCCAGCACCGGCAACTGACCCAAACGAAACCCCAGCAGCACCAGCCGACCCTACGGCTTCGGACAGTACGGCAGCGCCCGCTGACGACACAGCCAGTGACCTAACACTTCAGTAAATTAAAGGAAAAACAAACAATGAAAGCCGACTTTATTTTCTTAGCTATAGGCGTACTCCTACCAAACAATTTGTCTAGTAGGATAGTTATGCACTACAGCAAGAAGACCAAGCGACTAGTAAAGGCCTTTAAAACAGCTCGGCGTTCGCGGGCTTCCCGAAATACCAGTCAATAATTTTCTGGGTTTTGTCGAAGCCTACGGCGAACCGGGCAAAATAGCCTTCGTCATTTAGTTGCTGTAACATAGCGGCCTGTTCTTGAATGTGCAGGTCGCTTGATAATTTACCCTTGCGCGGCCCGGTAGTTAAGTAAATTCTGGTGCCGTCTTTTTTTAGTTCCAAAGCTAGACCATGGTAACCACGCTGCGCACTGTAAATAAATAAGTCCGGCCACGAACGGCTGGACTGCAAGCGCTTATGCTGGACGGCTTGGTTCATAGTTAATTTAAGCCCACTAGCATAGTCACTTCTAAATATGGCGTGCGGGTATTGCATGCGCAAGTAACTACAGACCTGCTTCTGCAGGTTTTCTTCATGCTTGACGTGTTTAGGAATATAGCGTTGTTTTGGTTGGTAAACCTGTAGCGTTTTCACGCCACTATTGTATCACTAGAAGTTGGCGACGTTCGTATTCTGTGCAGGCGTCGACACTGAAGTAGTGGTGTTAACGGGTGCAGTAACAATAGTAGTTGTGGTGCTACTTGTAGTTGTCTGCGTGGTAGTAGCTTCGTCGTTCAAAGCAACTTTAACCTTACCAATAAAGGCGTCGGCGTCACTGACAATGAATGTGTGCATGGCGTTGGCCACACCAAGCAGGCTGGCTGCGTGGGGAACTACGGAAGCTAGGTTGCTGTGCAACGCTGAAATTACATATACAAGGCCGGAAGCTATGCCGGAAAGGGCAACTACTAAGAATTGAATTACCTTAGCGTTGTCTAGCTTGAAAACTCTTTTAATTACCTGGGCCACAATGGAAACGCCAAGACCACCACCAAGTACGGCAAGTACTTCTTTAACGGTGACGCCAGCGTAAATTACGTCGTTCATTAGTTAACTCCTTTATTTTTATTACGTCGAAACAGTCCCTTGGTTTTGTTGACTGTACTTACTATGGCCTTTTCTGACTTACCAATGTCTTCTAGCAAGTTGCCAAGTTCGGTGTCTTCTTCTGGCTCACTGCCAACCTTAGTTAGCGAAATGACAGGTATACCGTACCAGTAACCATTCTTCACGCTGTTTTCAGTTCGGTAATACTTGTAGCCGTCTTGGCTAAAGGTACCAGCAACTAGAACTGATTGCCCCTTAATTAGTTCCTGGGCTTCAGGGTGGGCTTCGCTAACAGGTAGTTCAGCGTCAATTTCATTAACAGTAGTGTTGGCGTTGGCTGTATATTCTTGCGGGCTCAAGAAAGCTGTGTAGGTGCTTTGGAAACTAGAAGGTATTACGGTGACATTAACTTTGGTTTCTTCGCTGTCAGCGTCTGCAGCACTTGTCGAAGGCGTTGCCGCAGGTGCTGCAGGCGTAGCGGGTGCCGGTGCAGTACTAAGGTCAACAGTGTTAACACCTTCGTTGTTGGTTGGAACACCAGTAGTGTCAGCTTGGCCGAAGTCAGCAAATGTCATGTAGTAAGCTGGCTTGTCGCCGTCAGTGCGCTGGGCAATACCATATGCCAGGAATGCTGCGCCTTCTGCAAGGGTGGAATTGCTTACAGCTTCAGTGTCGTTCACAAAGTTAAGTGCCCAAACATGGGTAGGGTTTTTGTTGGTAATTAAATCAAGTGGTGTTGAGAGCTTCGTATAGGTCGTATTTGCCGGCTTTTGCGGTGCAGGTGGTGTTGGTGCCGCTACTTCTGGTACGGACGGTTGTGCGGGAGCTGCGGGCGTCTCCTGATTATCTGACGGGTTAATCCAGCTACCAGCTACGCCAGCGTCTTTAGTAACGTTAATCATATTGTCGGCACGGTTGAATATACTGTAGGTTTCAGGCTGTACGGTGTCGACAGGTGAAATGTGGTTGGCTGCGTTGTTGGCGTCACCATACCCAGGAATTGCTTTAACAACGGTGTAAGCACCCTGTGAAGGTGCTGCAGGTTCGGTTGGTGCTGGTTGCGCTGCAGGTACAGCTTGAACCACCGGGCCACCGTAAGTTGCCCAAGCAACTGGCTGGCCATACTTGCCAGTAGTCTTAGTTACGCCGTCCCAGCTATCAACAATAGTCTGGGCGTTGTGGTCAGCTACCAGACAGAAGTGTGTCATTGTGCTGCCGTTTTCCGGGTATTCGAATTTGACAATAGCGTTGTTGGTGTTTGGCCAACCTGCGCCACCTTCACCGGTAACGACGATGCCACTTTCTGCGGAAGTAATACTATGCCAGCTAAGGTCGTCTTTAACACCGGCGCCGTCTTCAGGGTCTGCTAGGTAGTCATTATATTGAATGAACAGGTTGTTTAGGGTAGGTGGGTCAATAGTGATACTGAAACGTGCAGCCAAATTACAAAAGGCTGTTAAAAAACAACCAATCTGAGCAATGGTGTATGGCCCGTTACCTACTTTTTCTTGATAGTTTATTTGTCCGTATGCCATTCTGCTTATCCTTTCGTTAGTTTAACACAATAAATTAACAACATTCTACTATCATCAGTGCCGGTGTCCCAGCAGCAGCGTCAATTTGGGCGGTGCCCGCTGAAGTTAGCCAGCCAATATTATAGGTATAGGTTCCGGCGCCTGGGGCGTCCAAAGCTATCACGCTTTCCGAAGGTGCATTGTTAACAGACCCACCGTTATTAAATAGAGCGCCACCGATCTGTGTGCCACTACCTACTACGCCACGCCATACTTGAATTTTTATGGTTGCGCTAGCACTTGAATATAAGTCTTGAAGGTAAACAGTAATTCGAACTTCAGTATAGCCAGTCGGCACAGTAACGGTGGTTGACAGGCCTGTTATTTGAACAGCCGTACTTGAAGTTGTAGTGGGATTGCTGGTTATGGAAGCAGATCCTAAATAGCCCCATACTGGGTTGCCGGCAGCTATTTTATTTATTGGGACGTCTACATCTTGTGGTGAACCGCCAGGGCTATGTACCGTGACTACCTCATCGGTTAACGCGGGGTTACTGTTTATAGATAGTGAGCTTAATTTACCCATGTGTGTTTCATACCTTTATGCTTAAGTTTATCATACGCTGAAACTTGGTGAACTAGGATTGCTTATTGTTTCAAGCCCTATTAGTCCGCGGGTAACTTGGTCAAGGTCAGGTACTAAGCGCGGTGGCAAGAAACCAAGTGTCAGCGTGGCGTATTCAGGGTACGTGTCAACGCGCACAATCTGTAGCAGCAAACTGTCTACGAAAGTGCCGAAGCCTTGCAGGCCAACCATTAGGCCAGGTTTTAGTAGTGTCAGGTCATACTCGGGGTACATAACAGTAATAGTAGTTTGGTTTTGTTCAGTGTCGTTACCCAGTACGTCAGCTTCAGCTACCGTGTAAGCCGTTGCCTGGTCGACCACGTTGCTGTCACTGGGCCGGTCAAGCCGTGGCCCATACTGCGCAATGCTAGTCGGGTTGCTGTAATTAACATAAATGCTGTCGGTGTCACCGCTTGGAACCCCACCAGTAAAGTAGGCATTGTTAATTAAGTTTTCAATGGTGGCAATAATAGTCACCTGGGTCAAGTCGTGGTCTTTGGTAAATGTTATGTCGGCAACCGTGTTGGCTTCTTTGAAATATAAAGTGTCAGTACCAAGGTCAACATAG